GACATATTTTGACCTGACCGTCACGTCTACCGATGAGGCGCAATATGTAGAAAGCAACACTGTCTATGTAGACCTGACTGTTACCGCACTAGAAGAAAGGCAACGCTACGATGCTGCTACTGCGTATCTTGACATACAGCCTGCTAGCATTGATGTTGGAGCTTTTGTTGATGCTGCTACTGTTCCTGTTGTACTCGTTCCATCTGCTACCGATACAGCCCAATTTGTAGAAGCGCAAACTGTCTACGTTGACCTACAGACTACGGCAGTCGAGGTTGTCGAGCATTTTGACGCTGCTACGGCATATGTCGATCTTACCATTCAGTCCGTCGAAGAATACACTCGATTTGATGCCGCTACCGCATATGTAGACATCACGGTTGAGTCTGTTGAAGAATACACTCGGTTTGACGCCGCGACAATTTATATTGATCTTCAGGCTGAATCAATCGAAACGAAAGAGCAGTACGACGACGCGACCGTATATCTCGATCTCTCTGTTCCACTAACTGAGGCAATCGACTACCAAGAAACTAGGAATGGTGGAACCTTTGCTGTTGATTCAAGCGTAGGAACAGTCTCTCCAAGTAATCCGCAACGTGTCGCTCTTGATGGAAATGCCGATGGCGGTATTTCTATTCTCAACTTTGGTACTACTGGTGAGGTCTTTGGGCGGTATCACAAGGTTACTAACTTTGGTTATGCAATAGACCCAAGCGCAACTATCACCGGCGTTAGAGTAGAAGTAAATTGGTGGGTAACTGGCGACCCTGGTAACGTTAGGGATTACTCGGTCAGGTTGGTCAAAGATGGAACTATAGATGGTACAGATTTGGCTGATGGCCGTGGTCGCGCTGAAGGTGTACCAACTACTGACGACGGTACGTATCAGAACTACGGGGGCGACGGTCAGATGTGGGGACTTTCTCTCACTCCTGACGATATTAACGATCCGTCCTTTGGATGTGTATTCGCCGCTCGACAGACAGCAGCGGCAACTTCAATACGTAGCTCAATTATCGACCATATAAGAGTAACAGTGTTTTATACTACAGCAGGCGGAGCTAGCGATACTGCTCAGTTTGTCGAAACTGCTACGGTATACATGGATTTAGATGCAAGTGGTGTTGATCAGCTATCTGGCACGACTGAAGATGATGCGACCATTTACGTCGTTCTTTCAGCTACAGCAGTCGAGGCTGTCGAGTTTGCTGATACTGCTACAGCGTATGTAGACATCACTGTTCAGTCTGTCGAAGAATACACTCGGTTCGATGCTGCAACAATTTATGTCGATCTTCAGGCAATCACCACAGAGGAGATTCGTGAGCGAACCGACGCAGCAACCGCCTACGTCGATATCCAGGCCGCAGGTACAGATGAGTTTGTTCAGGGTGGAATTGAAACCACCGATTCGGCAACAGCCATACTTACTCTCTCCGTCGCATCGGTCGAACTTGCTGAATTTGTTGATGCGGCAACAGCTAACCTTGTTCTAACAGTCCAGTCTGTTGAGAACGCACAGTTCGCAGATGCACAGACTACCTATGTAGACCTGACAGTACAGTCTGCCGAAATACTTGAGGTAGTCGAAGCCGCAACTGCCTATGTCGATCTTACCGTTCAGTCTGTCGAGATTCGTGAGCGGTTTGACTCAGCCACGATCCTCGTAGACCTTCAAGTCACGTCTGTTGAGAATGCCCAATTCGCAGATATCGCAACTCCGTATGTCGATCTTCAGGCGTCGGGTACCGACGAACTAGTCCGTACTGGTACCGACGAAGCTACTATCTATGTTGATCTGTCTATCACATACGTCGAGATTGCTCAGTTTGCAGATACCGCAATTGCCTACGTAGATGTCACCGTCTCAACCGATGACTCGTACCACACACAGGATGCAAACACCGTTCCGCTGCTACTCACTGTGGCGGGGTTGGATATATGGGAGGCCGTCGATGCACAAACGGCGTATCTGGACTTGCAGGCAAGCGGTACCGAAACACAAACAGCAGAAGGATCAGACGCCGCTACAGGCTATGTTGACATCACCGTACAGTCAGCCGACACTGCCCAGTATGTCGATATGGCCACCGCCATCTTCGACCTTATCGGAAGCGGAACTGAGGAGGCTGTACTTACAGATCAGCAATCGGTCTATCTAGACCTATTTGCTTCCGGTGTCGAAGAAGTAATCCGTGAGGCGATTGATAGTGCTACTGCCTATCTCGACATCTCTATCGATAGTGTAGATGTTCTACAGATCACGGATGCTGCAACCGTTGCACTCGCTCTTGATGTACTCAGCAGTGAGCTAGCACAGTTTATCGATTCCGCTGAAGTCTATCTGAATATCCAGCCTGGTTTCATCTTTGTTCAAGTGGACTTTATGCTCCGGATCGTCGGCGTCATGTCCCGGTGGTCGTTTGCTATGGAGGGAGCACGATGGTCGCTACAGACGCAGAAGCGATGGAATGTTGGCATGGTGGGTCGTCGTTGGAAGCTGATCGGAACTAGGAGGTTTACATGGAAGCCATCAAAAAGGGTACTGTCGAATCCCTGATTGTTGTTCTAAAGGATCGACTCGAAAACCTAGAGGACATCAGTGCCGTGGGCGATATGCGTTTCTTCGTTCACAAAAAAGAGGACGATTCACTCGTTCAGCCTGACTCCGTTCCGGCGTTCGATGCAGAGGAACCCATGTGGGCAATCTGTCCAATCGATACGACTCTAGCGGCATATGAAGCTAACAAAGAATACAAACTGTACGTCAAGTACACGGCAGGATCAGAGGCGCCGGTTCTTGGCCCTGAGAACTTCAGGGTGGTAAGCGACTAATGGAAACCGAGACGATTGAACTCAGTAGGGACGCTGAGAAAGTTTTGAACTGGCGGAAAGAGTGGCTTCGTCGTTTGTACAACAGACACAATGCAAACAAGATCGCAAGAGACAGTAGTATCGATTTGCACTTTGCGGTCGATCTACGTCGGCGTTGCGATGATGAGGAACTGTGTATGAGGATTCTTTATGGCGCAGATTGACCCCGAACTACGTAAGTGGGTTTTCGGAAAAGTTGGCTATCAGCCACACTCTGAGAAACAGCAAGAGATTCATGACTCGACGGCTCGGTTCAAGATTCTGGACTGCGGACGACGATGGGGAAAAACGACGTTCGGAGGCGAGGAACTAACCGTCTGTGCGCTCGACACCAATACCATCGGGTACTACTGGATCGTCGGGCCGAACTATGTTCAGGGTGAAAAAGAATTTCGCATCCTTCATGACAACCTGACCGTGAAGCTTGGTCTAGGTGGAAAGATCAAGAAACAGTACAATGCCTTGCAGGGCAACATGCGTATCGAAATGCCCTGGGGCACGGTTATCGAAGTCAAGTCTGCGGAGCGCAAGGACTCGCTTCTCGGAGAAGGACTGCACGGTGTGGTCATGGCCGAGGCAGCACGGCATAGCCGAGATACGTGGGAGCAGTACGTGCGTCCGGCGCTGGCAGACAAAAGAGGATGGGCGATCTTCCCATCTACCCCGCGTGGATACAACTGGTTCCAGGGATTGTGGATGATGGGCCAGTTGCGCGACCTTCATCCACAGTACGAATCGTGGAAGTTGCCTTCGTGGGAGAATCCGATTGCGTTCCCGGAAGGACGAACCGATCCGGAAATCAAGGAGATTGAACTAAATACCTCCAAGCAGTTCTTTGCTCAAGAGTATGCAGCGGAATTCACAGCATATGCTGGCAAGATTTACGAGGAGTTCAATCCGAAGATTCATTGCAAAGACATCCAGTACAATCCTTTGAATAGAAACTACTGGGCCTTCGACTACGGATGGGCTAACCCCTTCGTTTGTCTGGACATCATGGTCGATGCCGAGGACAACGTATTTGTATGGCGTGAGTACCAAACCTCAAATGTGTCTGCCTGGGATCATGGGCATCATTTGCTCTCTCGGCGGGAGAATCCGAAAGACTTTCATGTAGACGGACGTTTTGGCGACCCGCGTGGCGGCGACTCCGCTGCGACTCTTTCACTAGTAATCGGACAGGTCTTTTCTGAGGATGTCGAAACGGAAGTCGGGTACGAATACGTCCGCCGCTGGTTGAAAGTCCAGCCGGACGGAAAGCCGAAGCTGTTTATCGACTCCTCCTGTGTACAGCTCATTCGACAGATGGAACAACTACATGCACCTGACCCAAAGGACGGTATCAATGCCAAAGAAGGTCAACACAAACACGACGATCATGGCCCTGATGCCCTTCGATATTTCATGGGTCAATTCTTTGCACTCGGGGCAGGGTCGTCCCTGAGCGACATCTATTCTCCGGGGCATAGCCGTTCGGAGGCAGCTACGTTCTTTCAGTCAAACACTCCGATGAGTAGGTATGGACGTTTTTAAATTCCTGAAAAATTCATTCTCGTTCAAGCAGCAAACTGACGATCCACGTCGGCGGCATACTGGCACGTCTTACAACGCTGGCGGTACGCTCAATCCCGATCCGGGAGTAGTAGAGGAGCAGGGATCGTCGCGCGGTGGGTTGATCCGGGACATCGTTCCGCAACTAGCGAGTAGGCAGCAAGCCGCGATCATCTACGAGGAAATGGTAAACGGCGATACTGCCGTTGACATTTCTTTGAGGGCAGCTAAGTCGCCAATTCTCGGGGCTGACTACTTTGTCGAGGCATCCGATGAAACACCGGAAGCCGATGAGATTCGTGAGTTCGTGGAGTTCAACCTTCTTGCCGGAACAAACGCTCCATTCCTTTTGATCCTTGAGGACATCCTGCGAATGTACGAACAGGGGTTCTCTATGGTCGAGAAGGTATATGAGGAGAGAGAATGGGCACCTAAGCGCACAGGAGCAAATCGTCGTAAATACACGATGCTCCGCAAACTGGCACCAAGACCCTCATCGACCATTAAGGAATTCAAGTATGATGACAATGGTGGGCCAGTCAGCATTGTTCAGTCGGCCGTAAGAGCAGATGGAAAACCCGAAGATGTCGAAATTCCAATTGAGAAGCTCATCATCTTCTCGAACAACAGACGAGGAGGTAACTTGGAGGGTAAATCTCTCCTTCGTACCTCCTATCGTTCCTGGTTTTTCAAGTCTAATCTCTACAACATCGATGGAATCCAGAAGGAACGACATGGAATGGGCTTTCCGCACATTGAGTTGCCTGCCGGATATACGGACAAACAAAAGGAAGCCGCGCTAGAGCTAGTTCAGAACATTCGAACGAACGAACGTGGCGGCGCTGTTACTCCGTTCGGTTGGAAACTCTCGTTCCTTGAGTTGCCGGGTCAGCCTGTCGATGTGATGCGTTCTATCGAACATCACGATGGGCAAATCCTGTTGAACACGATGACACAGTTCTTGCTTCTCGGTCTGGAAGGATCGGGTGGTGGTCGAGCTACATCGGGTTCGCATCAGGATATGTTCAACAAGTCGCTTAGGTATGTCGGCAATCTCATCTGCGACTACATCAATCTCTACTGTATTCCATATCTTGTTGCGTACAACTTCAAGACGGACAAGTTCCCGCGCTTGCGAGTCAGGAACATTGGTGAGACGAAAGACTTGCAGCAGTGGGCATCGGCAATGGCGAATCTCAAGGCACAGGGACTTATCACTTATACGCCTGAGACTGAAGTGTGGATTCGCTCTGTTATCGATGCTCCGCTCAAGCCGGGTATTTCCATCGAAGGTGACGCTCCGCAAAAAGGTGATGTCACCGGAGAGGAGCAGGGTAATATGGGTAGACCTACGGATGATGCCGAATGAAAGACTATTCGCAGATCATCGGTAAGATTACGTCTACTCCGTGGATGATCACGGAGGATGCGTTGCGCTTCATTCTCAATCTGACTGAGGCACATATGACGGGTCAGATTTCTTCAGAGGAAATTCGGATGCGTTTGCAGGACGTAGACAAGCGGCCAGGTGGCCGTATTGCACGTGCCGGACAGATCGGTGTTCTTTCGTTGAGTGGGCCTATCTTCCCAAAGGCCAATCTCATGACGGAGCTTTCAGGAGCAACTTCGCTTGAACAGTTCCGAGACGAATTCCGTGATCTTATGGCAGACGATGGTATTGGTGCAGTTCTTCTTGATGTCGATTCTCTCGGTGGTATTGCCGATCATGTTAAGGAAATGGCAGAGGAGATTCGGCAGTCAAGAGGGATCAAGCCAATCTATGCAATCGCCAATACAAACATGAATTCTGCCGCTTACTACATCGGAGCACAGGCAGACAAGTTGTACGCTACGCCATCGGGCCAGGTTGGATCGATCGGTACGTACACTGTGCATGTCGATGCTAGTGAGCATCTTGAGAAGCAAGGAATTCACAAGACCGTCATCAAGGCTGGACGGTTCAAGGCGATTCATGAGGAGCCGCTTACTCAAGAGGCAAAAGACATGGTTCAGAATCATGTCGATGAAGTGAATAACGAGTTTATCCGTAACGTCGCGGAAGGTCGTGGCTTGACGGAGCAGTTCGTGCGAGAGAATTTCGGAGAAGGTTTCGTTGTTAATCCGAAGCAGGCTCTTGCAAACAAAATGATCGATGGCGTCAAGACCTTCGATCAGGTTGTCGAATCTATCAATGTCGAGACAGGGGGTGGTCTAGCGGTCGCAGCGTCGGCAGTAGCTCATGCACTTCAACAGAAGGCTCCGTACGTAACCATCAATTTTACAGAAGGAACAGTTACGTATGATCAGGATAATCTGTTGAAGTTGAACCAGTCATACGATGCCGATAAGGAACATTCGGAACCGGGAACTGGGCAGGGTGGCGAACCTACGCCGCGTGAACCGCCCGAGACAGGTGATAGGGCAATCGAAGGGGGTTGGAGGCGCGATCCACCACCAGCAGCATACGAAATCGAAGTGGAGGAATATACAGTGAATAGAGCATGGATGGAGGAGAGGGCTACCGCACTCGGTATCCAGTTCTCCGCTGAAACCTCCGACGACGATCTTGCAAAGAACATCGCGGATCGCGTTGACGAGGTTGTTGTGCCTCTTAGTCAGGCTACGGCCGAGGCTGAGAAGCGTCAGCAGTTCGCAAGTGAGTACCCCGACGAGGCGAAGCGTCTCGCGTT